ATAGGTTATAATATACCCAACAGATGCCGCCGCGCTTCCTTCACTAAAAGCGTACCAGGGCGGTACATGTAAGGATAGCTAAACCCTCTTAGGTTCCTACCTGGGAGGGTTTTTGCTTTCTTGTGCATCCTTCCTTGTCTTATCTGCTATATCTTTGGCGGCTCGGTTAAGATCGTAGCTGTCTCGGTCGTATTCTGATTTTAGCAATGATGTATTAACTAAACGTATCAATCCCAACCACCTCTGCAATTAGTATTGACATATCAATTTTCGCATATACATAATAGTGTGAGGTGATTTCATGTTACTGGAATTAATGGGTTTACCGGAAGATCTGACTGAGATAATGCTGGCAGTTTTCAAAAAAGCCAAGAAGACTAATCCCAATCTCACTGAATCTAAATTCTTTCAAGGTATTTTTGAGGAATGGCTTGAACCGTACAGCAGGGACGCCACGGTTTTACCTAAAAATGAAGTAGTGATAAGAAATAACCTTAAAGATGCTATAAAATTAAGTGGCAAATCTCAGGCAAAAATAGCTGAGGAAATAGGAGTCAATAGGCCGCATTTAAACAACGTAATTAACGGAAAGGCTGAGCCATCAATAAAAACTGTCTTACTTCTCTTAAACTCCCTAAACTATCCTGCTGAAAAAATTAATGATCTGTTTTATCTTGAGCCCGTTATTAAGGAATAAATTACCTTATGACGGGTTTATTTTTGTTGTCATAGCGGACAGGCCATCAGCAATAATATCTTATACAATACTAAAACAGTACGGAAAACCATACATAAGAAAGGCGGGATAAATATGATCGTGAGAATAAACGGAACCCCGATAAACTACAGCAAGTCGGCACCAAAGCCGGTTAAGTCAGAATCCTTCACCTGGCAAACCAAAAAGGCCACTGCTATACAAGTCAGACCGGAGGCATCCCCGGTAGCAGTTACCGAGCCAAAAACCGAAACTTTACGCGACAGGTTAACCCGCATCCGCGAAGCAGCCAAACGCCACATACTGCCACTGACCACAGGCATAAACCTTCTGGCAACTGCTCCAATATCAGCCGTAACAGGGCAGTACAGCGTAGCAACAACAGCCCAGGCAGTACCAGTCGCAACTACGTATATGGGCATTGCTCCGGCACTGCAGCCCGTTATCAGTATGCTGCAGGAACTTGCCCTCCCGGTGGGTATAGGCATGGCGATATGGGGATTGATAGAGATCATACTCGGGAACCCTGGCGGCAAGGACAAGATAAAGTATGCCATGTTGGGGTATATCGGGGTGTTTATTATTCCGTTCTTTTTCTACCAGATCAAAGGTGCCTTGTCGGTTATGCCTTTGGCTATGGGGCTGCTGGGGGTGGCGTAATTAAGCAGTTGTTGCAAATCTTGCAATAACTCAAAATTAGGGGTGGTGTAGATGCCTGCAATTATGGCTTGGCTTGTCGCTGCTGGGCTTAAAAAAGTCGCCGGGTGGGTTGCTGTTGTCGCAGGAGCCGGAACAGCGTTCTACTATTATTCTTTTGAAATTTGTCTGATGGGTGCTATGGTGTCGTTGTTTTTTAGTATGTTCGGCTTTAGCCTGGCCCGGAAGGGTGTGCTGTTTAGTGTAGCGTTGTATTTGGTGGTGCAGGTTATTGGAAAATCATTTTGAGGAGGGATTTAATATGTACGACAATGATGAGGTAGTTAATTGGGAATATGACATCGAGTGGATTTGTCCGAAATGTGGAGTTAAGAATGTGTCGGACGCGGAGGACGCTGATTGTAACTATCAGTATTGCTATGACTGCCAGACAGATATTTATGTCACAGTTGACATTGATTATGATGAGCTTACGGCCGTAGTGATTGACGTTAAAGTAGTTGATTTAAAGGAGGAATAACCGTGAGTAGAAATATTGACGATGCTATTAGTTGTTTGAAAGGTTTGAAACCCAAGGATGACGCTGATAAAAAGAAAATCGATAAGAAAGTAAAAGAACTACAGTCCTTGAAGCGCGAGGGCTGGTGAAATGAAAAACCGCCCGGAGGCGGCTATCTTATGTAGCTTGCTGTATGTCATCAAAAACATCCAGTACGGTAACCTTTAGGATATTTTTATTGCAAACGCCTTTGTTGATACCAACAGTGTACGGCATTGCGTAGGTACTAAAAACCAACTCGTTTGTGTTCGGATCTTCCGCATCCTTACGGAGTGCTTCGGCAATCTCTTGCGCATACATTTCAACCGTTGCGTCTCTCATGCGCCCTTTGGCTTTGTGGCGCGCTTCTTTGGCAATTGCCATGGCACAAACCTCAGGAGTGCCTTTTACGAACTCTGCACGGCCACAATATCCGTTGTAGGTTACTAATAATTTCATTAAAATTCCTCCTTCTGTGGTTTTACGGTTGACCACAAACCGGATTTTTTTTAGCTATGGCTATAAATTGCATTTTGAACAATCCTTACAGCAGAGGTCGTCTGAAAGTTTCTCTGCCGCTTCGTAAATGTCGAGATCTCCCTGATGGCGAACGTCAAGCCAATTCCGGATATGATTCTCAAGGTTACAGTTATTGTCAGTGCGGTAAGTCGGAGAAAAGTGTTCCCCTTGGTACATTTCGTAAAGTTTATTCATTGTTCTCAATCTCCTTCTTATTTTTAGGATTAGGATGGTCTTTCGGAATAACCCAAGTTTTCCCGATTTTCCGGGCAGTGACTTTGCCAGCGGCACACAGGTTTTTGACAGTGCCGGGAGCGAGACCCCAGCGGATGGCGGCGTCTTCAACTCCCATGGTGTTTTCGATGCTCTGTCTAAGGTACTGGTCAAGATCTCCTTCCAGTACGCGGTATTTACAGTTTTCAATCTCAATGTCGGACACATCTACAGCATTAATGTGGCCCGACTGTATTAATTCCTGCACTTGGTGAACAGATTTGCCTAGTTTTTTGGCAACCTGCTCTAAATGATAGAATTTTCTTTTGAAGGATCTTTGTGCGCTGTGTACGCCCCCATTCCCATCTACCCTAATTGGTTCGATGGTTTGGAGTAGATCTCCGACAGCATTTTTCATATGTTCGAGAGATGGGGTGTTTTCAATATTCAGCTCAGTGGCAAGATCTCTGGCTTGCTGCTCAAAACCTTCCTTGCCGCGAATAGCACTGTCTAATAAATAGTAAAGCCTGTTGTATCTTTGCACTAGCGGTAACCTCCTAATTTTGACCTAGTGGAGTTCTGCCATCGGTATCCACTAGAATCATATTCATGTTGCGGTGCGGTGCAACTATGTCCTTATAGGTTTTCCATGCATCGCGATGTTTTCCCTGCGGAATTGGCAACTGAACTTCCCAGTATTTTTTAATAGGGTTAAATTTGCAAGGGAAGTGTTTTTTAAGTTCGTCGATAGCTGGCATCGCATCTTCAAAACGTGTCGGCTGAAACTTCCAGTTCAAGGTTATGGTTTTAACTTCTTGCTTAATTTCTTCGACCATTTGTTTTGCCTCCCTCCAGGCTTGACGAAGGGCAAGAGCTAAGCGAGCGTAGTAGTCACCTATCAGAGTTTTTGCTATTTGGTGCGCTCTTTTCATGATTTTGGATTTCATGTTATCGCCCTCCGTCTATGCGTTATCGCCTTTTCTTATTTATGATTATAAACTATGCGGTATCGCATGTCAACACGATTTCAATAAAAAGAAGGTGGTTTTTTGAAAAAGTTTCAGTCTATCCGGGACTTACTAAGACCGGAAATTGACGAGGAAAAATTAATCGACTACATTACCGAAAAATCAAATATTTCCCGCGAGAACGTAACGCTTATCCTTGATTTGGAATTTGAGTTTTTAAAAGAGAAAAACATTGTGAGGTGATCTTGTGGCTAAACTAACTGACGTTGACCGATTTCTAGAGGAAGGTTTTTGCGAGTATAAAAACTGCACCGAAAATGAACAGGGTTACTGTTCCCTATGGGTTTCGGTAGACGATATGAAGGACGGCGACGAGTGCTTTGTTGCTGTTGACGGAAGTTGCTCAGAGGCATGTCTGTCTGATGAATACTGCAAGAGTTGCGGCAGAGAAAAAAAATTGACCAAATCATGGCAGGCAGTTGGGAATGTGCTAGAGGTGGTTAGTTATCGGCATTGCCCAGGATGTGTGATATGAAAAAGTTTCAATCTACTGCCCTGGTGCCTAAAAATAATCAGACTGACTACATAGATGCTGAATGGTACGAACTAGAGCATAAAAATCACTTTAACCTCTTCAGTCACTACCAGGTTGTTGCTCCAGAGCATAAGGTTATCCGCGTCAGGCCCGACACATCGGCCCGCAACTGGCACACTGAAGACATAGCTAAATCCGTTGCCGGTACCTTCAAAATCCCGCTTGACCGATTCCATTTTGAGGATGGTTGGAAGCTCCGGTACAGAGCACCAGACAGAGCAACGTGGGAGATTGATTACACACAGGGCAGCATTGATTTCCTTCTAACAGTGCCAGAGGATCGCGTTAGCTCATGGGTACGGCGACTGTCCGGCATATGGGATAAATCCACTATCACTGTCGATGGAGGATACAGCGAAGCCTGGGACAAAGAAACGACCGTTATTTATGAACTGGTACTAAGAAAGCATGATATGTTTTCCCTTATGACCGACGCAAAAAACAACCTGCCGCTGCCGTCCCTACTGCAAGGCGTAAAATCTCTCGAGGTAGGCGACAAAGCCAAAGTATTTGTATTTTTTGACCCAGTAGGCCGCCTGGATTGGAACGCGACATATCAGGAGGCCTGGGAAATGTTACGAAAGGGTAGGCAACCGATTAAACGAAATGGGGATGCTCGAGCGTATTTTAGGTTGGGGTTAACCTGCATCGGCCAGCTGATGCAGGAGGTTATGACGGGCCTGGGAGATATGATTAAATCCGACAACCGGGAAAATAGGTATGCTAAAAAAGAGATTGATCCCGAAGCTGGCTTATTTGCTATTGAAAATCTAACCAGTGCCACAAAACGTAAAGGCGGCATGGGAGCGCTAAGAACTTACCTTTGGATAGTTGCGCAGTCCGATGATAAAGGCCGCAGGGAATCGACAGCCAGAACGCTTGCAGGGGCTTTTGCTGACCTTGCCGCAGACAATGAATTTGAAGCCCGGGAGATCAAGAACCGAAAGAAAAAGGCGGCTGCTATCGAAGCTATCACAACAAAACGCCTGCCTAAGCTGAAATTTAATCATAGCATTTTATCGACTGCCGAGGCCGGGAAACTTATTCAGATCCCGGGCCGGGAGCTACAGGAGGATTACCCGCAGGTGAACGGGATTAAATTGCAGGAGGTAACTCTGCCGGCCGAACTTTTCGGCACCTCCGGCATCCCGCTGGGTAAGGTGACAGATCGGGGAGTCACCCGGGAAGCCCGACTCCCGATACATGACCACGACATTGAGTGTAAAGCGGAGATTGATTACGGGAATATGGGCAGTGGCAAAACAGGAAGGGGGATTGTTTGTGCTGTCGAGGGCATTAAAAACGGTAGGACGGTATTCTTTTTCGACATGGCCGATGGTGATGCTATTAACTCAGTCAGAGACGCTTTACCGGTTGATTTCCCTGATTCAAAGATCGTTGACCTAGACTTTGGGAATAAGCACTGGCCGATACCGCTAACATTGACTGACGTTGCCATGCGGGGGATGCAGACCGGGGAGGATGAACTGGCCGCCCTGGATGCTGCTGAACGAATGACTGACTACATATATACGTTTATAAACCAACTGGCAAGCAGTGAGTTTTCGGACCGGATGGAGTATTTTTTAACTCCAGTGGGCAAGGGTGTACTGACGGATCCGCGCAGGGGGTTACTTGATGTGGTGCTGGCTTTATCCTCGCCTGTCTATCGAGAGGAGTTATTACAGGACCCTGTTATACAGCAGCAGTCGGAGGTTGTTGACGTTTTGCGAGAGCTACAGCAAAAAGCCATTAAGGGCAGCGACAAAACTTTAGTACAGCCCATCCTTGACCGGTTGAATCTGCTGGCCGGGAAAAGAACGCTGGCCAATATATTTCTGCAGCAGGAAAAGCTAGATCCCGACGGTAAACCAGTCCTTGATTTTCGCCGCATGATGGACGAAGGCGGGTATTTCGTAGGGCTCAGGATACCTAAAGCAGAGTTAGGGAGGGACGGAGTTAACCGGGTAGCCTCGTTTTTGATGGCTAAAATCTGGCTGGCAACATTATCCCGCCTGGATACGGCGCAGAGTAAAAGACGGCCATTCTACACCATTATTGATGAACCCCATAATTGCTTAGAAGGTACTGGGCCGCTCCTGGACGGGGAGATCGGGGTGGAGGCCCGGAAGTATCGTAACAAAATGATTTTCTTGGCTCACTCTGCGGAGCAGTTCGGCAAATACAAGGCCGGGATTTACGCCGGGGGGCCGTTCTTTAACTTTTTCAAAACCGAGTTGCAGAAAACTTTCATCGACCATGCGGAAAAGTTAACTCCGTTGGAGGCCCGGAGGCTTTATGAGCAACTACCCAAGCGCTGGGTGGCAGCCTGCAAGATGGAGTTGCCTGGGACGGATAGCCTACCGGCTTTTATTTGTCATATGACGGCACCACCGAAGCCGGTTAAGGATCGGAGTTATCGCCGGGCAGAATGTTCTAAGCAGTTTGGCCGGCATTGGAAAGAAGTGACTGAGTACATTCAGGGTAAGCGGAGGATCACACTGCAGGATGAAGCTTGGCGGGAGGAACGTCAGGCTGAGGCTAAGGAATCTCGGAAGGCAAAGAAATAACCCCGACATATGGGGTTTTATTTTTTGTCATTATTATTTTTATTCAATTTCCTCAAAATGTATTCAGTCAACAGTCGGATCGCCGTCTGAAAATCCTCTTCCTTGTCAGAATATACCCTAACTATTTTCAATGCACCGACCTCCCTAATTTGATATAATCTATTTATCTATGTAAGATGTATATGCAGTAACATCAGGAGGACAAACCTATGAAAGTAGCATTTTATGGCAGAGTTTCAACCGAAGAACAAGCTGAAAAAGGAAACATCGGAAGCCAGGTAGATTTTGCTAATAAATATTTTTCTTTGCATGGCGAGGTTTCCGGCATAACTGACTTTGAAGTCTATCTAGATGATGGCGTATCTGGCACGCTACGACTCCAGGACAGGCCCGCATCTGCGCAGATGATGACAGACGGCAGTGCAGGTAAATTTCAAGCGGTATATGTTTATAGGCTTGACCGTTTAGCCAGGTCAACTTTGCATGTGTTATCAGCCTTTGAATTCTTTGATAGTCTGGGTATTGCTTTAAAATCAATGACGGAGTCTTTTGACACCGGCACCAGTTCGGGAAAGTTTTTTATGACTATGCTGGCAAGTATTGCGGCATTAGAAAGAGACACGATATTAGAACGAACTCAGCTTGGAAAAGAGCGGGCTATTAAGGATAACCGGTGGACTTCCGGGTCGCCGCCGTTTGGTTATCGTGTGGGTGAAGATAAGAGACTTATAATAGAAGAAACTGAGGCAGAAACTGTCAGGTTGATATTTAAGCTATACCTAGAAGGCATGACAACCGTACCTATAGCCGAGTATCTAAACGCTAGAAATATATCAACTCCTACCACGTCGAAAGGTCTTAAGAATGGCAGCGGTGGTAAATGGAATGCCAGTCACATCAGTATTATACTAAGGAATAATGTGTATGCTGGTGAATATAAGACTATGCAGAGAAGCAAGAAGCATAAAGACGGCAGGGTAATAGAAGTTCCTGCACTGGTAGGGAAATCCGATTTGTTGCAGGCAGATAAGATTCTGCTGTCTAATTTAGATGCTGGCAGAGGAAGTAAGGGGAGAGATTACTTGTTACGTGGATTGATTTTTTGTGGGAATTGTGGTCGGGCCTTGGTTGGCAGCACTGGTGGCAGGAAAAAAGACAAGGTTTATTACCGCTGTACCGGCACTACAAATAAGGGCGTTGGTAAGCAATGTGATATGAAAATGATCCGGGCCGCTGACATAGAGGAAGCCATTTGGTCGGACATACAGGGGTTTATTGCTAATCCTGGAGTAGTGGCTGAGGTAATAGAAAAAAGCTTAGGCAAGGAAAAAACCGTGCTACAGCCAGTAACACGGGAGTTAGAAGAAATAGAAAAAAGCCTGCTAGATAAGCAGGCCGCACGACAAAGAATATTGTCGCTGATTACAAAAAATATTATATCAGATACGGAGGCAGAAAACCAGCTGCTCACACTGGCTGGTGAGGTTAACGCTCTCAGTGTTAGGCGGGAGCAGTTACACAGTCGCCTGCATCGGGGGCAGGAACTGTCAAACCAGGCCGTCAACGTGGCTATGATTTTGGAGCAGATCGGGGAAATGGGCAGCGAAGAGGATCGAAGGGAAATCATCCGGGCCTTGGTTAAAAGAATAACGGTAAATACCGTTATTGAGGACGGTAAAAGGGAATCAGAGGCTCGAATAGAGTATTATTTCGGGTTGTACGAGTATGGACATCTCAGGAGATGCTCTAACTCATACAACCCGGTGGTAGGAGGCTGTAGGGTAGAATCTACCTGGGTTTTTAAGAGTAAGAGTAAAGGGAAAGGCGAAAGAATAGCTATGCTGTAATTATTAAACCCGGCGATTATCGCCGGGTTTTTATGATCTATGAGTTAACCGCTTTTTTATCTCTAGTGTCAGTTAAAATTCCTTTTTTAGTAACTATGTAATCGGCAAGTCCTTTTAAGTCAACTTCGTTGTTGTTTTTCAAGCGGTAGCCCCCTTTAAATATATTTAATAATATATACGCTAGGGGGCTATGTTTTTCCTGCTATAAATACTAAAAAACTGAACAAATGTTTGCCTATTAATTATTGACATATAGTTTTAAATTTCGACATTTGTTAATAACTATGAATTTTCTAGTATAGCTTTTATTAGATATTCTAATTGTTTCGGCGTAATTCCGTTTTTGGCAGCTTCGCTGGTTAGCTTTATAAAGGGAACATTGTTTTCGTCAATCACAAAAGCCTTTTCTTCATCTGAAAGATGTTGCAGTATTTCTGCCGGTCCAATAACATCATCCTCTATAAAATAAGCTACGTTTACCCCTAGCACCTTTGCTAACTTTTTTAATGTCTCAGTGGACGCTCCACTTCGCTTGCCGCTTATTAATTCTGATATTATAGATTTACTTACTCCGCTTTCGTTTGCCAGTTCTACGGCTTTCTTATCCCTTATTATTAACATATCACTTATTTTTTCACCTAGAGACTTCAAAATAATCACCCCCCATCTAATAAATTCTACATTGCGAACTAAACGCCTTTAAAACTTATGCGAACTTTTATGCAAATATGCTTGACAAGTTCTATTTTGTGAACTATAATAATAAACAAGACAAGCAAAGAGCAATAATAGCTCATTTATTTTTATGAAAGTAGTTCGCAATGTAGAACTATTATAACCAAAATAATAAAAAAGTATACGGAGGTGAACTGCAAATTGATTGGCGAAAGAGTTCGTTTTTATAGAATTAGCAGAAAACTTACTTTGGCCGAACTTGCCCGATTATCAGGATTAGGCAAAGGGCATATCTCGGACATCGAAAATGGCAAGCGCAAAAATGTTGGCATTGAAACAGTTTTAAAGTTAACCGATGCGCTCGGAGTTAATATTCAAGATTTGGCCAGAGATAAAACAGTTGGAGAGCTTGAAAAATACGCCTAACATCATGGACGTGACAAAATGGATCAACGGCAAATTACACGAAACATTAAACTTATTTTACGGGA